ATTTTTCGTATAGTTTGCTTAAAGACGGTGGAGTTAAATCCAAAATCATTAAGAAGTATCTACCGCTGATAAATCAGCAAGTTAACCGTTATCTTCAGATGATGGATTTCTATATTAACTTCACACTTGATGAGGAGTTTAACGAAACCGTCCAGTCACCTATTCATGAAGATTTCTCTTATGCTTCTTTTAGTGAAGGAGAAAAAATGAGAATCGACCTAGCACTTCTTTTTACTTGGAGAGAAGTTGCAAGAATGAAGAATTCCGTCAACACAAATCTTCTGATTATGGATGAGGTGTTTGATAGTTCACTTGATGGATTTGGAACTGAAGAGTTTCTTAAAATTATTCGTTATGTGATTAAAGACGCTAACATTTTTGTCATCTCCCATAAGACTGGTCTTGAGGACAGATTTGAAAGTGTCATAAAGTTTGAAAAAGTTAAAGGTTTTTCACGTATGGTGGTCTGATACACCAAAGAACAATGCAAGTACCAAACTGGAAGCATCATTCCAAAAAGGAACAGAAACGAAAACTTAAACCGCAAGCACTGCGGCAAGCCAAAGCGCGACTTGCCCAGTTCAAAAAGCGTCACATGGGTCGCCCAAAAGGCGACCTTTCGTTTTATGATAGGTTCATACGAAACAAATCCAATGGCAGTCCGTCACGAAATCAAATCTCAACTTGCCAAACTGCTTGCTACTGAAGATCTTGTCGTTGAACACAAGAAAGTTCCTACTGCTTGCTTTAATGTTCATACTCGTGTCTTGACTCTTCCTTTGTGGGAGAAGGCAAGCGGAACTGTTTATGACCTTCTGGTTGGTCACGAGGTTGGTCATGCTCTTTATACTCCTGATGAAGATTGGACTGATAAAGTAAAAGTCCCTGCACAGTTTGTTAATGTTACAGAAGATGTTCGTGTAGAAAAACTGATGAAGCGCAAGTATGCTGGACTTGCCAAGACTTTTTTTAATGGTTATAAAGAATTGAATGAAGATGACTTCTTTCAGGTTGCCGATGATGATATTTCTACTTTCAATCTTGCCGACCGAGTAAATCTTTACTTCAAGGTTGGCAACTTTATAACTTTGGACTTCAAACCTGAAGAACAGGAGATTGTAAATCTGATTTCTGCAACTGAAACGTTTGATGATGTTCTTGTTGCAGCAGAAAAGTTGTATCAGTATTGCAAAAATGAAAAAGAGCAACAGAAAGTTGCTGACTTTGATTCGCATGAAACTCAAGGAGATTCCCAGTCCCCAGCTAACGAAATTGTGGATACTAATGACTCTTCTTCAGAACAAGAAGGAGAGAGTGATAAGTCTCAAGAAAATGTTGGTGAAACGGATTCCCATGGGAGAACTGCCAAGGGGGATCAGACTCAAGTCAATTCTGCTGATAAAGAAGATGATCCTGAAGTTCGTACTGCTGATTCTCTGGAAGAAAAGATTCGTGATTTAGTAAACAATGATTCACACTATGAGAATACTTATGTAGAAGTTCCTCAAGTAAATCTTGGTACTGTTATTGCAAAAAACTCTGATGTTCACAAGGACATTAATTTTTCCTTTGATCATCAACAAAAACTTCATAATGAACATGCCAAAGAAAAAGGATACACTCCTGCAAATCTCTATAAAGAATCTGATCTTGAATTCAAGAAGTTCAAAACTTCTGCTCAAAAAGAAGTCAACTATCTGGTGAAAGAGTTTGAGTGTCGCAAGGCAGCAGACCAGTATGCTCGCGCATCAACTGCTCGCACTGGTGTTCTCGATACTTCTCGTCTCCATACTTACAAATACAATGAAGATTTGTTTAAGAAGGTGTCTGTGATTCCTGATGGTAAGAATCATGGTCTTGTGTTTGTGCTGGACTGGAGTGGTTCTATGTCAGATGTGATGATTGATACTTGCAAACAACTTTTTAATCTGGTCTGGTTCTGTAAAAAAGTTTCTATTCCTTTCGAAGTTTATGCTTTCACAAATGAGTGGCGTCGTGGTGAGTATGATTACGAAAATGATCGTTACCTTGCTGCTGATCGTACCCCTCATTATGAAAAGAAAGAAAATCTTTTGGTTATTGATGAAACTTTTTCAATGATGAATATTCTTACCAGCAAAGTTTCTGGTAAAGAACTGGAGCATCAACTTTTAAACATCTGGCGTCTTGCTTACTGCTTTTCCAGAGCATATTATTCTCCCTATACTTATCCTAGTCGTTTGTGTCTTTCTGGAACTCCTTTGAATGAGGCACTTATTTGTCTTCATCAAATTCTTCCAAAGTTCCAGAAAGAAAATAAACTTCAGAAAGTTCAGTGTATTGTTTTGACTGATGGCGAGGCAAATCAACTCAACTATCACAGGGAAGTCAAACGTGCTTGGGAGAATGATGTTCGTCTTGGTAGTGGATATGTTCATCCTGGGATCACGTTTCTTCGGGATCGTAAACTTGGAACTACCTATAAGATTGGTGATGGATATCATGGATTTACCGATACTCTTCTCAAGAATTTGAAAGACAAGTTTTCTTCCACAAACTTTATTGGTATTCGCGTTCTTGAGAGTCGTAATGCACAACGTTTCATCAATCTTTATCATTCTCAACTTGATAAACAATCTGAAAAAATTCAAAATGATTGGAAAAAATTGAAGAGTTTTACAATCACTAATTCTGGTTACGATGCATATTTTGGGATGTCAGCGACTGCACTTTCTCAAGATTCTGAATTTGAAGTTGCTGAATGTGCAACCAAGTCTCAAATCAAATCTGCTTTTGTCAAATCTCTTAAAACCAAAAAACTAAATAAAAAGGTATTAGGAGAATTCATTTCTTTGGTAGCATGAAGACCTTTCAACAATTCATTACGGAATGTCACTCTATTCAGGAAACATCTTTGAATAGAGTGAGAGCAAAATCCGAAAAAGGTGGCATGGCTATTATGTCTGCCCAAAGAGGTGATAATTCAAAATCAGAAAATAAAGCACGTTCAAAACAACTAGAAAAAGACATTAGAGGTTCTGGTTTACCAGGACCCACTAAAGTATCTGGACGTTATACTGAAAATCCAGGAACTCCACAAGAGAAAAAAGTAGGAGAGAAATCTCATGTGATTTCTTCTGGTAAGATGGGTAAAAGAAAGTTTAAAAAAGCAGTTACTAAACTTGGCAAGAAGTATAATCAAGATTCAGTTTTGATTCAAAAGAAACCAAAAGGTGGTGCTCAACTAGTTGGAACTAATAAGTCTTGGCCTGGAGAAGGTAAGCGTGTTAAAGTTGGTAAAATGAAGCCTGGCAGAACTGGTGAATTCGATACAAAAGTAAAAAACAAAACATTTACATATGAAGACTAAATTTCCATTTGAACACGTAGTAAAGTGTGACACTAAAGAAGTGTGGATTAAGTGTGATAGTAGCGTCACTGCTATGGGTATTCCTGCACTCGTAAAAAAATATTATCCAGGTTATACGGGTCATATTGCCAGTTCTGACTACCTTGAGGAACTCAAGAACCAGTTGGCAAACTGACCACAGGGGGTCCTTGAGACCCCCTTTTTCGTTTATAATGACTATGTTGAAACAAAACAAACGAATGGCACTCTCTTCTGACTACATCCGCACTTCTCTTCAAGCACTCTATGGTAACAATGTTACTGGTGCAGATATTCGTGCTTGGTGTGCTCTGAATGATTCTAACTATCAAACCGTGACCAAAAAACTTGAAGACTTTAAAGTGGGTCGTGGCAAATGGAATCTTGAAGTAACTCCCACTGTCGTAAACAAAATGGAGCAGGCATATCAAGCACCTTCTGCTCTCCCTGCCGTGGAACAAAATCTTATTCCTGATAAAGATGATACTTTCGTCAAGTTTGGTAACTTTAATGATATTAAAAAAATTATCCAGTCCCGTCTGTTTTATCCTACGTTCATTACGGGTCTTTCGGGTAATGGTAAAACGTTCAGTGTGGAGCAAGCTTGTGCTCAACTGAAGCGTGAACTTATCCGTGTAAACATTACTATTGAAACCGATGAAGATGATCTTATTGGTGGATTCCGCCTTGTTGATGGTGCTACTGTGTGGCATAATGGTCCAGTTATTGAAGCCCTCCAACGTGGAGCGATCCTGCTCCTTGACGAGATTGACCTTGCCTCCAACAAAATCCTTTGTCTACAGTCCGTGCTAGAGGGTAAAGGTGTCTTCCTGAAAAAAATCGGTCAATTTGTGAAACCTGCCGCTGGTTTCAACGTATTTGCCACTGCCAACACCAAGGGTAAGGGTTCTGATGACGGTCGTTTCATTGGCACCAACGTTCTCAATGAGGCATTCCTAGAGCGTTTTCCTGTGACCTTTGAGCAGTCCTACCCTGCTCCTGCAACCGAGCAGAAGATCCTGGAAGGCATCGCTCTGGACCTTGGTGTGGAAGACCGTGACTTCTGCAAGCGTCTGGTTGACTGGGCAGATATCATCCGCAAGACCTTCTATGATGGTGGTATTGAGGAAATCATCAGCACCCGTCGCTTGGTTCACGTTGTTCGTGCCTTCAGCATCTTTAACGATAAAGCAAAAGCAATTCAAGTTTGTGTAAATCGTTTTGATGATGAGACCAAGCAAGCATTCCTTGAACTCTATGATAAAGTTGATGCTGAATTTCAAATGCCTTCTACTGGTCCTGAACTGACTGTAGAATACGTTGACCAACCAGCTCCATTCTGATAGAATGTGAGGAGGTCAATGTGCCTCCCTTTTTAACCTTTTACTATGAAACGCAATGTCTGAAAACTTTGAGAGCACCTACGAAGAATCATTGAATAGGATTCGAGAATCCGTTGCAAAAGCACCTACTTATTCTGCTGATCATCCAAGTCAAGCATTTTGGGAAAATGATGGTATTAGTTTAACTGGAAATCCATACGCTTCTCCTGATAGTATTGTTTTCACTGGATCTCACCTTCCTGGTGGTCTCGGGGAAGATCATATTTCATTTAATCCTTCACCTACTTTTAATTTGAAAATGACTGAAGATACAAACAGAAATGGTTTCTGGAAATATAATGAAGATAAAATCCTGAAACAACTTGAACAGTATATCTCTGGTACTTATAGTCAGCATTATGTTGATCGGACTGGTGGTGGAACCGAACAAACTCTTGATAAGATTAAACATAATCGTCGTGAAGGATTTTGTGCTGGTAATGTAACCAAGTATATTGATCGTTATGATACCAAAGGTACTCCACGAGCAGATTTGTTTAAAGTTCTCCATTATACTATTCTTCTGATTAACCATCTCAATCTCATTGAAAATAAGTGATTATGAAACTCTCCGATCAAACTCTTTCTGTATTGAAGAACTTTTCTTCTATTAATCAATCAATCTTGTTTAAACAAGGAAATAAACTTCGTACTATTTCTGTGATGAAGAATATTCTTGCTGAAGCAACGGTTGGTGAAGACCTCCCAAAAGATTTTGGTATCTACGATTTGAATCAATTCCTGAATGGTCTTGGTCTGTATCAAAGTCCTGAATTAGATTTTCAGAATGATGGATATGTAGTTATCAAAGAAGGAAAATCACGTTCCAAATACTTCTTTGCAGATCCAAGTGTCATTATCACTCCTCCAGATAAAGCAATTAATCTTCCTACTGAAGATGTGTGTTTTGAGTTGAGCACTGAACAATTGGACAAACTTCTTAAGGCAGCAGCAGTGTATCAACTTCCCGATATTTCCGCTGTTGGCGAAGCAGGTGTCGTGAAACTGGTTGTTCGTGACAAGAAGAATGAAACCTCTAACGATTTTGCTGTCGTTGTTGGTGAAACTGATGCTGAATTTGTTTTTAACTTTAAAGTCGAAAACATCAAGGTTCTTCCTGGAACTTATGAGGTGGTTGTTTCGCAAAAACTTTTGTCACGATTCCAATCCAAGAACCACGATCTCTGCTATTATATTGCTCTGGAACCTGATTCTACTTTTGGATGAATATCTTTGTAACTTCCCCTTGGCCCGCAGAAAGTGCAGTTTGTCTTCCCGATAAACACATCGTTAAGATGCCCCTGGAATGCTGCCAAATGCTTTCCATTGTGGCATCTGAAAAATGGGGTCATAACTATGGTCCTTTGTACAAAACTGATAACACTCCCTACCGAACTGAAAAAGGTGCGTTTCGTAATCATCCCTGTACCAAATGGGCAATGGAAAGTATCCACAATGCCTATTGGTTAATTAAACACGGCATGAATCTTGCTGATGAGTATCATTTGCGTTATGGCAAGCAACATTCTTGCTATAATACTTTACTGCAAGCATATTACTTGTTTCCGAAGGGAAAGATTACAGAAGTAACACCATTTGCCCGTGCAATGCCAAATGAGTATAAACTTGACACAAGCATTGACACTTTTACTGCTTACAAGATGTATATCGCATCCAAACCTTGGGTTGCATCTAATTATCTTCGTATGCCAGAACGAAAACCTGATTGGGTATAAA